GCTTTCAAATAACTGTTGACTGATTTGCCTAGTACATCAGGCACTCCGTCATTCCCATCTGGTTTTCTAACTACACCTTGTTGAACAAGCCTGATGCGGATAAAATCAATCCAAGCAATTGCAGCCAAACACATAGCTACCGCCCGATCATCCTTGCCTCGACCCGGCACACCCAAGCTACCATTATCTCTAACCACATTCTTCATCTCATCCAAACACTCGGTAGACCTGATTGTTAAAATGCCACGCTCAAAACAGTCTTTCATGCCGTTAAACATACGTTCTTTGGTGTCGTAAGTTGTTTTCCAGTGGTATGCGCCCGGTGCTGCGCTTATGGTGTCGGTACGTTTGTACAAGTAATTCTGTATGTTTGACAATACATTAAACAGTCCAGTGTTTTTAGAGATATTGGCTTCCATTGCAGCGGTGCGTTTCAAGTTAATCATCTCAGACCAGACCGCTTGACCGGGGCCGTTAATCTCAAGGTTGACCATGACATTCGGGCCATAAGCGCCTGCCAGATAACAAAGCACCCATGCGTACTGATAGGTATTACATTCTGTTGTACAGAACTCGGCAACCTGTTCAATCTTGTCTGCGTAGCACCTGAGAACCACAATAGCAAACCTGTCAGCCCATTCAGATGAGCCATAGGCAGGGTCAGCACCTACTACATAGTGTGCGCCTTGCTTTGGGGTTTCCCATATCTTTAAAGTGGCTACAGAGGATTTGCTGGCAACCAACTCAGTATCTTTAAAATGCTCACCCAACAAAAAGCGGTAGTAATCAGGAGTCATTTGCCGAGCCAGCTTGTATCTGTCGGTAATGTTTTGAGCCGAGAAGAACTGAGAACCAGACATCACAAAAGCGTACTGCTCAGTCGGTGGAAACTCTTGGTACATCATGGTTTCGTCTTTGATGACCTCTGCCATCTTCCAACGCCACCAAGCAATTTGTTCAGGCGTTATGTCGTATTCATACAACTGCTTAACTTCCCTTGTCCAAGTTCTTTCCTCAGTGGTCAAGCGTCCATCCCAATACGTCTTATATATAGGAGATTCTTTCTTGACTGAGTAAAACTGGTTTCTCCACCAACCAATAAAAATAGCCCGTTGAGTTCTTGCAGACTTGGCTGTTTCCCACATATCGTGAAACACATTAAACCCACGGGCGGTAGATTCCCACAGATACAATCTTTTTGGGTTGTGTTCAGCAAGAGAGGCTTCCAAAGACGCTATGCCTTCCTCATCGCCCCAAGAAGATGTCTCAGTAGCGTGCATGAACATAATGGCCTTACCTCGCCCCAGACCGCCTTTCTTTCTTGTACCCGCAACTTGGTAAACCATGCGGGAACGGTTTTTCAGTACAAGTTGGGTTCTGTTGTGGCTTTCGGCAGGGATTTTGAATTCTGGGGGTAAACCCTCCATGTACATACTGAGGGTAGACCGAAACATATCTCGGTTGTCCTCAGTATCCGTAACCAGCGTTCCCTGTACTCCTCCATATTTGTAGTGCCAGTACAAATCAAGGGCAAGGGAGATTGTTGTAATTCCAAGTTGACGACCTTTTAAGATAACAAAATAGTGTACGTCTTCTTCCAACCCTTTTGATATTTCCTCAATCAAATAAGTCTGCGTACCAAGCAGTTGGTCACCCAAATACACCAACCCGTCCTCTTTTGTCTCAACCCTCAAAGACTTACAAAAATCATAGAAGTTCTTGACAGGAAATTTCATTGGACAACCACAGGCCGTATCTCAAGCATGGGCGTACCCTCATACAAGACAACACTCATCATTAAAGCCACGTTGTCACAACTCACTTCTTTTGCTTGGGCAAACATCTCCATCAGGGCGCGGATAGCGCACGTCTGGTAATCCTCCCTCTCCATCGGCACTTGTAATGCTTGCATACATCCTCCTAAATTTGAAACGCCTTCATATTCAACTTCACCGCCCGGTCATACCTGTCCCGAATCACAATCTCTTGCCTCACCAACTTCCTCACCGTCTTGAACAGGTGAACCCTCGTCCAACCCAAATCAGCCTCAGCCCTCTGCCTCCACCCCGCAGACAAAGTAGCCGAATGGTCACAGTGCTCCAACATCCACCATATCAACCTGTAATCAGGCGCACCCAACGCCTTAATCGCCCACAAAGGCAGTCTTTTCCCCTGTTCCATGTCCCTGTAAGCCTCCCAAATGTTCGCTAGATGTTATCCTTTCACCAGTATATTGTAGTCAAATCCCAGTGTCAACTCTCGTAAGTCGTTGATTCATATAGCAACACATGATTTTTTTTTGGGGGAAGAAAGTGTGGAGTCCCCCAGAATAAAGCCCCCAAAACCCATCGCGCCGCCTTGCGCCGTTTTCCATTGCCTGCCCGTCCGATCCGACCGACCGCAAACCGACCAAAGGGGAAAACGGAAAATGCTTTGTAAATCAAGGGGTTAGCAGTAGCAGGCGCGGAGTGTGTTACCCCTTTGCCCCTTTGTAATCGGGCTGGCGATGTGACGTTTCCCTCATTAAATTTGACTACTGAATGTGTGTTGCCCCTTGTATGCTCCTTGTGTTGTCCCCTTATGGGTGATGGCTGACTATGATTAATGCGCGGATTCAAGAATTGACCAGTGCTGAGAATTGCACTCTTAAGCCACTATATAGGGGCATGGGTGCATTCTCTAAGCAGGGATATAGTAGGGTTGCACTTTGTCAATCAGTGCCTACAATGCCCTAAAAAGTGCAAAAACTGTATAATGAATACTTAAATACCTGTATGCCTATACATTAGGGTTTTGGAGGGGTCTTATAAATCAATTACTTACAAGTGTTGGCACGATTTTCTTATGTATATATATGTAAACTATGCAAAAAAGCGGGTTTACATTCAATCAACAGTATTTCAAGGGGTATCAAATGACACAATCCGTATATGATGAAATTACAGCAACTATCGTTGAGCAGTTAGAAACTCGCACGTTGTTTAAGTATCAACGTGTCACATACAACAACGTAAAAGGCTATTTTGCAACACGCTATATCGCAGGGGTGTATGCGGGAAAACAGTTTGGCACAACCCGCACCGCCGCTCGCAAAGCATTCGACTTACTCTAAAAGCGGGTTTACATTCAATCAATCAACAGTATTTCAAGGGGTTAATTATGTATTCAGTCGATCAATTTAAAACAGATTTACAGCAACCGTATGTTTGGCCCGGTGGCTATCCAAGGTTTTTTTTAACCAGCGATGGCGCGGCATTGTCATTTAAAGCAGCAGCCGATAACCAGCAATTGATAATTGACGCAATTGTTGATAATGATAATTCGGGTTGGCGCGTCATTGGTTGCGATATTAATTGGGAGGATGCAAACTTATATTGCGATCACATCGGAGATCGTATCGAATCGGCATATGCTGAATAAGGGAATATTAATGAATACCGATCAAACAATTCAGGTTTGCATAACGTTTGTACTTGCACTGTTTACAGTGTTTGCATTTGTACTTTTCACAATTTAAGGGGTTAAAAATGACATTTAATATTGAATTAACGGAATCAGAATTGCAAGAATTACATTTAATGCTTTCATTAAGAAAAGTACAATTGCTAGATGATTTAAAAAACAAAAATAAAGCAATTGTTGATATAACAATTCGACAAATTGAAAGAATCATCCCCTTACATTATTATTTTGAATCAATAATTAGGGAACATAACCAAGTCGCATAATTCAGCCCCTGCCACTGAGCAGGGTTTTTATTGTGCGATCCAGTGCGATCAATTCAGTGACTTTAAGGGTATTCCAAATGCGTTTTTGACCATGCAAACCATTGAAGCTGCCCCTGTGACAATCAGCGCACAAAGGAATTGATGTAAACCATTGTCCTTGTTCTATCTCATGACATTCGTTAATCGGTGGTGCATCGCAAACAGCGCAAGACATTGATTTGATTGTCTCAATATGTTTTTTTTCGTCTCGCGTAGGTGTGGCCTTGTTTTTGCTATGCAATGTCAATCCCTTTTTCAGTTGCCCATGCTTCAAGCCACGATATAAATTCACTGGCTCGCGCAATGCCAAATTCACTTGTTTGCTCACCTAGTTGGACAATGCCAGACCCGTCAAGGCTTGGGACAATTCTGCTTGTTTCTGTCTCGCGTGGGTTCTCTCTTGAGAATTGGTCAACCAAAAACCGTTTCCAGTCCTTTGTTGACCACTTTGCCCCTAAATGGCTTGCTTCTCGCGCAATACGGTTTATCAAGGCATGGTAGTGCTTTTCCTGCTCGCGCGACTTTGACCATTCCCTGACCTCAACCACCAATTTTTTGTTTGCTTGCAACTGATTAACAATTTCAGGCCACGTCTCGCGCATGACCTGAGTTGCTTGCTGCTTGTTGTGCAATTCAATAATCACGAGCATTCATCACTTCAAAAAACAAATGTCTCGCGTGTTTGTGTAGCCGCTTGTAATCCTTGATTGGTATGTCATACGTCAAATCAATCTCGCCCGTGTCGTCAAACACAAACATATCAACGTCACCATGACCATCTTCCCAATCATCTGGTTCGATATACTCAAAAACACACAATACAGGGCCTACATCATTTACAAAATCCTCAAATTGCCCGTCCCAATCCTTTGATTTAACATTCCAGTTCATTCGGTTCTCCCTTAAAATAAATACTCCACTACCAAAATGTCAGTCTGCGGATGCGTCCCATACTTTTTGGTTGCCGATATGTTAACAATTTGGCTGTCATTGTCAAACACTATCTCACTCATACCGTCCAATGTTGCTTTTATCAAGTTGTCCAAATCAGGCTTTTTGGTATGCACTTCCATGCCATCCAGAATTGATTTAAGCCGTTTTTTGGTCACTGATGCAGGAATGGGCATAGTGAACTGTAAAAAAACTTTCAAAGGCGTTTTGAGGGGTTCTGATGCCCCCATTGCTTTGGCTGCCGCCTCTGCTACTGTTTTTTCAAAATCTTTTGTTTTGTTGTCAGTGTAGGTTTGGACAAACTTGCCAAAGCTGCGAAAGCGCGGTCTACCTTTTGGTACTGGTATTCCCTCAACGTAGAAACATACCTCAAACGTCATGCTTTGCCTTGTCAATAGATTTTTGTAAAACTTCCCGCAACCACTTTACACCCCCTGAACGCTTAAATTCATTATGATGACGTTGCAGTAATCTCATTCCGACGTGTTTGGCGTTTTTGGTCATCTCTGATTTTTCTCTCGGCATTTTTGTCTCCGCTTACATAAAGTGCTTGTTCTATTTTTCTAGGCAAGAATATTTTGCCCTCAATACGTTGGTCAAGGAT